AGGTGCCATTGAGCGCCGTGATCGGGTTCGCCGCAACGAAACCGACGCGGAACACAACACGGAGCGCCTTCGCGTCCTGCTGCATCAGGTTCACGATGACCTTGCCGTCCGCGTCCGAGATGACGCCGGAGTCGAAGATCTTGAACGTGATGTCCTGACGGACGCCGACGACGAACTTCGACCAGTCGGCCGCGATCAGCGTCGCCTTCGAGTCCCAAGACCCATTCAGGCTCTCGTTGAGTGGATACCCGTAGAGGCCGGCGCGGGTGTCACCGATCTGCGGGGTGTAGATCGTGCGCCCTTCAGCGTCACGAGCACCCATCAGCGACCACTGAAGGCCGGGGCGGGAAGCAAACCCGTTGACGGCGTAACCGTCCTCGGCCACCATCTCGCCCAGTCGCGCCACGTCGACGCCGATGTCCGAACCGGTGCCGAGGACGGTGGTGTTACCCGCAGCGACAGCGCCGTGGTAGATGTCCGTGCCCCATGATGCGGGCTTGTCGTTGCCGAAGACGGCCGCAGCGTCGAGCTTCTGGCCGAGCGCCTGGCGCAGGTACGGCTTGACCTCATCCCACAGCGGGACCGAAGCGTCATCGAACAGCGCGTCCGGGATGACCACGATTGCGGCGAGCTCCTCCGCCGTGATCGTCTGGTTCTCCCATTCGGCCTTCGTGGTCTGCTTCAAGCCCGAGTCGCCGTTCACCCAGTAGGCGGAAGGCAGAGCGGAGAGAACCGGCTGCTTCGTGACCTTCGTGGAGAGTGGGACGCGACGGGCGAGCGACAGGACTGCGGAGTCCTTCGGCGCTTCCTTGATGATTTCCTGCGCGATGTCGTCGGGCACGAGTGCGCCCGCGTCATCTGCGCGGCCGATTGATTCGAGATAACCAGCCATGAGCTGATCTCCTTTTCTGTGTTAGTGCCGAGCGGCGTTGCGGAGGAAATCTCCGCTGGGGGCGCCTGTCGGCTGGCCTTGATTGGGGTCGGGCGTTGCGCCCGGTTTTGCCGCAATGAGTGTGAGAATCTCGTCGGCGGACGCCTCGAGTTCTTCCTGCGTGCCACCGGTCAGGAACTTGCGCCATTCGGCGGGAACCTTCTTGGTGTCGGCCACGTCTGCACGGAGCGCCTTCGTTTCCGCTGCGATCACGCGCTGCTCGAGTTCCTTCTCTCGTGCGGCGCGTTTCTCGTCCTCGGTCTTCTGGGACTCCTTGTATTCGCGGTAAGCCTTCGCGTCTTCGGCGTCGGTCTTGGCGCGACCTTCCCATTTGCGCGCTTCCGCCTTCCAGTCCGTAGAGTCCTCTGCAGGCTTCTCGGGGGCGCTGCCGGGCTTGGGTGCCTCGGGGGCAGCGGCGGGCGGTTCCGGGGCTTCCGGGATGGGTGTTGCATCGGTCATTGCGGTTCTCTCCCTGCGGATTTGTTGTGCCCCTGCGGGCTGGACCCATCACCCTGCGGTGACGGGAGATCAATGGATGCCGAGCTCGACCCTCATGCGCGCCAGAATGTTCGTCTGGTTGATCGCGGTTTCGGGGAACCTGCGGTAGAAATTGCGGCGGCGAAGATCGGGGGCCAGCTTCCGCTTCTCGAAATAGTCAGCCTCGATCGCATTACGCGCCCTCGACGCCGCTGCCGCCCACGCGTCCTGATAAGGCAGCGAGGGGATGCCCACCGAATCCCAAAACGGAACCGGGTAGCAACGGCAGTGGTCGTGGTAATGCTTCGTGTCCTCGTCGGTGTTGTCCGTGTTCACCGACATGTACGCGCAGAACGCGCACGCATCAGGACGGGCAACCCTTTTCGACCTGCCGGCGAATGGGTCGCGAATCGAGTTATCCCGCACCGTGTCGCGGTCGAACGCCGACACCAGGCGCACAAGGCCCCCGGCAAGGCGAGTGAGAGTGTCGCTTTCCGTCTCGGCGAACAGGGGCGCCAACGCCCAACCCAGCATCGAATCCGTCTACGTCTTCATCTTCGGAGGCGTCACCGTCACAGCGTTGAACCCCGAGACCGGGCGCACACTCTCGTACCAGTCCGCCGCCGCAATCCCCGCGATTTCCCCGTAAGCATTCACAACCGCAGGCACAGCATCCCGCAGTTGTGCGGCGATCCTCGGAGCCGCTTCGTTCTGGATGGTTGCGAAATACCCCGCAACATCCGCTGTCGCCAGTGTCGTTATCGAATCGAGGGTGTTAGCCCTCTGATCAAGCTGTGCCAGATCCACGTTCCGCCGCCAATGCTGCCGTCTGCTGGTTCTGCAACGCGGATGCCGCAGCAACCCCCAGATTCGCCGTCATCGCCTGCGCGCGGCGCTTCGTGGCGCCGTCACGGGCAAGCTGCTTCTGCGCCTCCGTCAGGCCCACCAGATCCCACGCAAGCTCGTCATCACCCGTCAGTCCGAGGGCCGCGATCTTCTTCGCCCCAGCATCTGCCGTAGCCGCCTCGGTTGGTGTCGCCGGGTCGCCCCAAATGCCGTGCACCTTCTCAAATTCTGTGGGCAGAACGGTTGCTTTCTCGCGGATCAGCCAGCCCAGCTCCGCAGCCTCAACCCAGCCGGAATCGAACTGCTTGATACGACGCTCACCACGCTTGATCAGCCGAGTCTCCGCAGCGCGGATACCATCGCCCGAAGCAGGGTTGTCGTGAGTGAATCCCAACTGGTCGGCGGGGATTGCAGTCTCAGCGGAGAACAGTTGGGCGTAGAAACGCACCTGCTCAAAGAACGGGGTGGGCGAGTTTGCCTGGAACTGCCCCAACTGAGGCATGACACCCTCGCCGGTCTTGCCCTCGTCCTGGTTGTACGGCAGGTTCAGCATCTTGCCCTGGATCACAGACCACGGGTTCAGATCGTTGCCATCAGCATCCTTGAACGCCGCCTCAGACGCACCCAACGCATACCGTTGCGGGGTGGAGTAGAACTCGCGTGCAATCTCCGCACCCAGAAGGGTCCGCATGGCCGAATCGGTCAGCGAACGCACCGCGCGGGTGATCTCCGACCGACCATTCACGCTGGACGATCGAGGCCGGTTGATCAGCCGAGCCACAGTGACACGACCCAACCGGTGATCGTCGCGCCCAGACACCACATAGACGCCGTTACCAGCGACCGTGAAGTAGACGTTGCCCTGCAGCCCGTACAGGGTGCCGGAAAGTACCCGGTTACTCTCCGGGTCACGATTCAACGCGAGCGCGCTCCGCAGGCGCCGAGTGCGCGGGTCATAATCGGCTGTCATCCGCAGCGGCGACTCAAGCGTCACCAACGGGGTCGGCTCAGAATCACCGCGCCCAGCACCAACACAGATGAACCCGACGCCGAAGATCAGCGCATCCAAATGTGCCAACGACGACTCGACCGCCAGTTTGTTGCTGCGGAAAATGGACTGCAAGTTCAACGACTCCGGGCCGGCGATACCCTCGAGATTCAACCGCTCCTCAAGCACATCCACCGCAGTACCCGGCCACCCCACCACGGCCTCAACAGTCTTCAGCCGCGGCGGAATGGAGATACCGAGATCCTTCACCCGGTCGCGGCCCTCGTAGTACGACTGCTTCACAATGTTCCGCTGGTCGTGCTGCTCGAGCTGGGCCTTCAGGGATTTGATGGTGCTCAGCTCATCCTGGGACAGCGCCATGACACCACCGATCGTTTATCCGAGGACTTGCACCCTGCGGGAGGATTTCTGGGGGACGGCGAGGAGTTTCACGCGGGCGGCGTTAGCCATCACCGCGCAAGCGAGAAGGTCAATCTTTTTCGGGCTCTTAGGTTTTTCCTTCTTGTAAGAGCCGGCGAGAGTGGCAACAGCGTTCAGAACATGCCGTTCAAGCGCGGGGTTGCCGTCGTGCGTGCAATCCCCGCCGATCACGTCTTTGAGGAACTGCTCCGCCATCGGCACCACACGTTGGTTCGACTGCGGGATAGCTTCGACACGGCCGCGCCATTCACGCGCCCACTCACCACCCTGATCGCGGAAATATGCGGGGTCGAACCACATCATCTGCACGTCGTATTCGGAGAACACGTTGTGGATAGCGGCGTCGACCTCTGCCGGGTCAACAGCCCAGTCCGGGTCGGTCGGGTCTGGCTCCCACACGGCATACATCTTCAGCCGCCCGGTTGCCACATCCTGCAGCACAATGCCGGTCGCGTCGTTGTTCACGGACCCGTCGAAA